AAAAGAAATTAACTAGAGGTGCTGTTAGGTTAGGTATAAAAGGAAACTGTGTTTTATACGCGTGTAAAATGTCTAATGTATCTCGATCCACTAAAGAAATATCCGATATGTTTTGTATACAACCTAAAGATATAAGTAGAACTTCTCATTTGTTTAGAGAAACATTACTTGGTAACGTTACAAAAAATTATACAACGCTACCTAATGATGTTATGCAAAGACTACTGAATTCTTTCGAAGTTTCACGAGAAGAAAGGTTGAAGTGTAATAGAATGTCAATTAAACTTGAGAACTGTTCAGAGTTAATGAGTAAAACACCTAACAGCGTAGCTTCGGTTATAATATACATAGTACTGAAAAATAATATTAGTAAAAATATTATATGTGAAAGATGTTCGGTATCTGTACCAACTATTAATAAAATTGAAAGTATAATAAAAAAATACTTAGAGGATAAAGAAGATTAGAATATATTATAATGTCTGAAACACGCCCAGTTCGTGTTTTTATATCTACTCCATGTTATGGGGGTTTATGTTTAGAAAAGTACATGATTGGTATAATAAAGCTTCAACTTGAATTTATACGCGAGGGTATACAGATGGTATTAGATACGACTGAAAATGAAAGTCTAGTACATCGCGCCCGAAATGTTGCAATTGGAAGATTCATGCAAAAATCGGATTGTGATTATTTCATGTTTATAGATGCCGATGTAGATTTTGATCCTAAATCCGTTGTTAGATTAGTTCGTTCTGGACACGAAGTTTCGGTTGCTATTTACCCGAAAAAAGTTGTTATGTGGGATCAAGCAAAAAAAGCTCTCGAACAAGGTGATAAACGTGATTTAGCAATGCTTTCATCGAGTCTAGTTGCTAATGTCGGGGCTACTCACAGAAATGTAGAAAATGGTTTTGTCGAAGTGTTGGATGGTCCAACAGGGTTTATGCTAATTAGTCGTAAGGCTTTAGAAAAAATGCACGAACATTATAAAGATTTAGATTGTAAAAATGATCATCAAAATAGAGATTTTGATGATTATTGTGCTATTTTTGATTGCATGATTGACCCAGATAATAAAAGATATCTTTCCGAAGATTATGCTTTTTGTAGACGGTGGCAACAAATTGGTGGTAAAATATACGCAGATTGTCAAACAACACTAGGACATGTAGGTAATTTACCGTTTCATGGGTGTTTAGAAGAAAGGCTTAAGGTTTAGGTTGTAATATAAAAATAATATGAAGTTTGCTACTATAATAGTTACTAGAAGTAAATCATGTCACGTAAAAACCCTACACAGTATTCTTAGATTTAATTTATTATGCTTACAAAAAGGTGGTATTGAAAACGAGGTTACATTTGTTAACGACGACCCTTTCGATAAAGCAGATACAATTCATAAATATATCAAGACACACGATAGACTACTTTTTATAGATTTTGGTATACAAATTGATGATTCAAGTTTGGAGAAATGTTTTGATAAACACGAAGGTGTTGGTTGTTTGGTATTCCCGGGTGTTCTTGAAGGTATAGATTGGGGTATGTTTAAGTGTAAAGTAAATGACAAATGTAAAGAACCCGTTGAACAATTTGGTTTACATTTTGATACAGAAGTTATAAACAAGGTTAGTGGTGATTATTATAGCGTTAAGGAAACAAGTTCTAAATGCTGGTTACTCATGTCAAAAAATGTGGCAAAACACATAAAAGATAAAAAAAATAATTCTTATAAAATATTCCCCAAAATGGAAATAATGTTTCGTAAATTTAAAGAGTCTGGTGTCAAAATTCTAGCGTATCCAAAATCTAAGTTAATCATGACATATAATCATGAGTGTGTAAGTAATCTCTTAAACGCCGCGGGTGTTAAAAGTAATTAAAGATTAAATTTAAAATATAAAACATAATGAACCGTGTATTTGTAAAAAAAGATGACCCTCTTTACAAATATATGATACACTTTATGGAACAATCATGGGGTACAACGGGTAAGGGTATATTCCCCGGTTGCCAACCTATTTCCATAGAACGGAAACATTTCAATATTTTGGAAAAAAATGATTACGTTGTGTGCGAAAAAACTGATGGTACACGATACATGATGATTGCTATACAATTTGGTAGTCAGAGAGTTTGTGTATTTATAAACAGGGCACTAGAAATGTTTACAGTACCGTTAAACTTTAGAATGAATGTTTTCAAAGGTACTATACTTGAGGGTGAGTTATACGAAAATACTTTCATGATTTATGATTGTTTAATGAATTGTGGTGAAGTTGTCGGTAATAAAAATTTATTCGATCGTTTAGAAAATTGTGAAAAGGTTGTGAAAAAGTCAATGATTCTAAGTACCGACCCCATTATTTTACGCGTAAAGAATTTTTTTTTACACGATGATTTTGCTCAGTTTATGGACGACTATCTTCCAAAAATAAAACAAGAAGTAGATGGTCTAATATTTACACCGGTTAATACACCTATTAAAATAGGTACACATGAAACAATGTTTAAGTGGAAACCACGAAATAAAAATACAATTGATTTTCTCGTTAAAAGGGAAAAAACTGTAGAAACACCCGGGTGTGTACCGGGTGCATTTGTGTATAAATTATATATACAAGATAAAGGTAAACATATATTTGAATCTTCAATACCAATAGATCGTACAAAAGATTATAAATGGTTGAAAAACGGGGATATTGTTGAATGTATGTACGTAACTTGGGAAGATGGACCACTTTGGTGGAAACCTTTAAAAAAAAGAACTGATAAAACGTTTCCGAATAGTAGAAGAACGTTTTATAGAACGCTGGTAAATATTAAAGAAAATATTATGATGAAGGAGTTTTTAGATTGTAGACCAAAATAAAATGGTTATCTTCTTTAGGGAAATCATTTAATTTGCCTAAATTGTCATCATCTTGAATAAACCAATCGTCACCTAGTTTTATAGTAGACATGTAATGACCACCATACTGAATACCTTTATGAATTATTGTAGATTGTAACTCGTATATATTATTCCCTATATTTAGATTTTTTTCTATTTTTACAAAACTTTTCTTATCAAACGATACAATAAATATATTTGGATATTTAGAAAAAATATTTCTTGTTGTCGCCACGTTATGTTTTTTACCATCCTTGTCTACATAATCTTCTATTGTATTCCACCCGTTACTCTCTTTTATCATTGTATTTATATCCTTAACATCTCGTGTCATGTTTAGTATATGAATACAAAAAGGTGTTTCGATCGTGTTTTTACCAACGGGTGATATAGTTATTTGTTTTGTTTCACCGTATATAACTTCTTTTATGTACGGGTATGAACGTTCAAGAATATCTATTATACAAAATAAAGCATCCTGTGCATCGTGTGGATTTCCGATACTAAATCTAGGAAACACTTTTATAAATTCGTTTAATACAGGTCCCAATGTAAAAACTTTAGTTTCTTGTGTTGTACAATATAAACGAGTTAAATTTTCATACGCTTTAGTAAAATTACAATCACCTTTATATTTATTATTCAATACATGAGATGATATCTCTTTCATATTCAATAAAACTTGTATAGCTGAGTTAAAATAACACGTATTTCCTAGATTTGTAAACCCATGCATCTAAAAAAAGGCGATAAAAAAGACTTAAGAAGAAGACGCGTTATTAAAAATGTAAACAAAATGGACGTACATAAAATATGCGACGTTATAAAACCAATAGTCGATAAATATAAAGACGAGGAAAATATTGAAATGGAATTTCGTTTGGGACGATTTAATGGATTATTTTTCGATACTAATGTAGGATCAAATACGTATGTCGATATTATAAAAGGTCTCGGTGAATATTCCGGTTGGGAAAGAATTGTGGAGACTAAATCCGAAGTATATTCTCGAGAAGATAATAATACAAGATTAACTGTAGACACTGTAACAGGTGAAGAAACGTTGATAAAAAAAGAAAGACTTGAAAATATTGATTTTAAACAGTTACAAGGTTCACCATTTGATATTCGTTTCAGTGTTTCTAGAGAAACACCTATTGAAGAAGATGACAACGATGATAATAATTGGGATAGAAAAGTTGTAAAAGAACGCAATTCTTATATCAGGAAAAACTTATCCATAGATAGGACAGTGAGTGCTGGTGGCAACAGAGATAAGGATTCTGAAGACTCAACTATATATCAATTAGAACTTGAAATTATTGATCCTAAAAAACTCACGGATATAGATATTTTATTTAATATTTGTCACAAAATAAAAGATATTTTTAATATGTTGAATAGTAATAAAACATGTTAGTGTGGGTACTAATGATATGTGTAATAATGATGATGTTTCACGATCCTGATAAACCGGAACATATACACGTATTAGGATATTCACCAAAATACTTTTATGTTTCAAACGGAGAATCGAATAAAATGTTCGAAAAATTGAAAAGGAATGGTATAATGGACGAGTCTTTGAAATACTTTATAATGAAAGAGGATAAACTATTAGAATTAGAAGTAAAATCCGTATGTTCACAAGTATCTAACAAATTAGATGCCTTTTCAATATCGGATCAAATAAAAAATCATTTTCTTGGTTACGATTTTTCATATCATGCGAAACACCTTAAACAAATAGCCGAACCAGAAAAACTCATAAACCGAAATGTAAAATGTTCATAAAATAAAACATAATTCGTCTATGTTTAGTGGATTCAATTTTTTGAAAATTGTCATAAATATACATTATTAAACCTTTTTCATGAAAAGCTCTATTTGATTCTATATAAAATTCTGGGTACTGTGTATCAATAAAATCTTCGTCACATAGATAATATTCCTTTTCTAAGTTAGACATAATCTTTCCATTTTCATTTCCATTAACATTTCTATAAATGTTAATGTAATCCATTATAGTATAGTTTATTCCTTCTATAATAGATGAAACTATATAATTATCCCATCTTTTATTATCGTCTGCATATCCCTTAATTGAATGAATATGATTGTTTAATAAAACACGAGGGTTTTCCATCTATATATTTACTTATTACCTTTTATTCTTTAATGCTTTACTTTCGAAATTTTTATATATTTGATTAAGTATTTGATTATTTGATTTACGTTTTGAGTTTGAGTTTGAGTTCGAGTTCGAGTTCGAGTTCGAGTTCGAGTTCGAGTTCGAGTTAGGCTTAGAAACTGGGCGTCTAATTACCTTATTTTTTTTGGGTAACGGTTTTTTCTTAACAACTTGTTGTTTTGGTTTCCGTACAACTTTAGGTTTTGGTGGTACAACTCTTTTCTTGTTTAATGGGAGTGGTTTTTGTTGGGATAATTCTCTCGACATTTTAATATAATTAATAACTCTATTACTATTGACTGCCGGTGTTTTAGGAAAAGACATAATAAATCTAACGACTTTATTTACAACATTTTTGCCAAATTTACCATAAACTTTATTAGCTTCCTTTTCGATTAACAATTCTTTTAATTCCTCTTTTTTATTCATTTTAAACCTGTATACCATATCTTTCTTAATCTTATCTGCCTCGCGCTTCATTAGTACTCCATTTTTAGTCACTAATCGTTTATTTATTTCCATTCTATTTAATTCAGATTTAACGTCTTTTACATTTTTATTAATATTCATAACATTACCGTATTTTTTCATCCAAGTTTTACCGTAAAGTTTAATGATATCATTTTTTATACCTTTATCATCAAGTTTACGTTTTATATTAGTAGGTTTCCTTTTTTCCTTTTTCTGAGAATTTAACAAAACCTTCTCCATTTCGTTTGCGAGTGAATTCGGTGTATTTGGCGAATTGGGTTTTTGGAGTTTTTGGCATAATATCTTTACCGTATCTGAATCATTTACTGGTATACCTTTAGATATTGCAAGCGATACGAGTTGTTCTTTTTTCATATCCTTACAAAGTTTACTATCTATTTTAAAATTAGAATTACCTTTTTCAATTTTATCAAGTGCCTTACATATAGTATCCTTTTTATTCTTATTCTTGATACCAACAACACCCAACTTCTTAGCAACTTCAAGTAATACCGGTTTGGTAAGTCTTTCACACTTCAATCCTCCTATTTTCATTATACCCTCTTTATCGTACGTAATTTTCATATTCTTTGTTCGTTTAATAGATTTTTTCTTTGCCGAGGGTTTCCTTTTTGGTTTTTTGAAACAACAATCATACCCTTGTGGATTTTTCTTAGTTTCAAAACCTTCTTTACACGGTGGTCTTCTAGGTTTGGGACACGTCGATGCTCTCAGTTTACCAGAAACAACCGAAATTTTATTCGCGTTTACGTTTTTATTAACCAAACCTAAAGTATATCCATTTTCATGTAACTTCTTAACCAGTTCTACACCAACGTTATATGCAATCTCGATTTCATCCGGATTATCTTCACCTTGTATTTGAACAATACCCGATCCCGATTTAGTTGTTTTTGTAGAAAATATAAATGCACGATCTTTATATTTTATATAAAGAAAGGGTGCCTGTTCCGGTTCATATTGAAGGAAAGATACACCCCAAGTACGTAATTTAACAAATTCTCGTGTCATTTTTGATAATTCAAAATTCGCGTTCGTATAAAATTGACCCCCTATATTATTGTAAGATATATCATTGTATAAAAAACCTTGTTTTTGTGTATACGTATCTATTATATATTTACGCAGAGATTCAGGTTGTTTTTTAAGGTTTTTTGATCCTAAAAACCCACCCGATAACCTAATTTTACCAGTTTTATAAATATTAAAACTAAAATTCTTTTTTTCTATACCATTTGTCACATATCCGGTAAATTGCGCGGAAGAAAAATCTAAATCTAAATTCCCCTTTAAACCAAAATCTTTTGTGTGAATAACACCGGTTTGAAATCTTCCGTAAACACCTTTTATTTCGTTAACGTCTATGGTTATACCATCTGATATGGATGCATGACCCTTAGGTTTCTGTTTAAGTATATATTTAATATTAACACGTTTATCACCGTTCGTTTCGGGCGTGAAAAGCTTATTTACTAATGCATTATACATACCTGGTCTAAATTTACCCAAACGAAGTTCATTAAACATTGGTACATTTTCTCGTGTATTAGTATTCATACTCGGCATGATATCCGAACGCTGAACCTGTATGTTAGAATTTTTGACAAATTGTCGAGGGTCCATACTTACACTACTCTGAGATTTTTAATCATTATCTATATCTGGTTACATCATACCCCTTTGTATTTTCTTTAGCAACAAGACTTATACCATATAGAACTTTTCTACCTTTATAATTATCAGGTTCACTTAACCTTTCTGGATTTGTGATAATCCAATAATCATCGACTTCATTCTGTATTTTAATACCACGCGTACTGAACGATCCGTTATAGAAATCATTGTTGAAAGTTGGACGAGCAATTTTCTTATCACTACAAAAATTTAAGAACATTTCTTCAAACAAGTCAATTGGAAATTTAAAATTTTCACCCATTTTGATCTCGTAATTCTTATACATTTCCAGTTGTAAATATCTTTCCAATGGGTTTGTAGCTGAAGCAATTTGTTCCCGAATTTTAAAGAAATATTTAGGGAGTATACTCCAAATGTCCCTGTTTTGATATTTTTGAGCATACTCGAGATACCCACGAAGACACTTTTCAATTATAACTGGTATTTCAGATTCGAGTTTTGTATCAAGCATTGGGTCCGTATCCTTATCAGTAACCTGTTTTCCAAAATGAAACGTGACCATACGTCGCAGAATACTACCCGATTTATCTTTATACTGCGGAACTTCATTACCTCCGAGAATACCGGGTACTTTCCATATCAATGTTTTAGCTGTTTCACATTTTACAGCGAGTGAAACTTCTTCACCGGAAACTATAGATTGAAATTCAGCCTGTTCGAGTTGAAAATCACCTTTAATTTCTGGTGCAACAAACATTAACGCGTTATGAATAGACGATAATCCAAATTTTCTCTCTATATTATTCGCTATTGTTTTAACATCAGCCGTTTCATAAAATTTACAGAAAACTTTTGTGATCAATGTTGACTTACCTGAACGTGCAATCCCTTTTAAAAAGGGTATAATTTGCCATTTATCCAATTCGTTAAGTTCAAAACATAACCGACCTCCTAAAATGTACATCCATTTGATCACATCATCACTAAATTCTTGATACGTAAGAACACTTTCGAAATGAGGTGTCGGTATATCTGACCAGTCTTCTATCATGTTATGATCTTCAAAATCAACATCAAAATATTTACAACTTACGATTGTTGGATCAAGATTTTTATATTCTTTTGAATGATACGGGTAAAAGACCGTGTGATATAATCCTGTTTTGTCGGACCATTTTGAACCTATAAAAATACCGTTTTTAAACGACCAAACCCTTCTATTCTTTACAATTTCCGGAAATTGTATATCTGTACAATCTGTTAAATGCTTTATGACTTGGGAAAACATAGCTGTTCCATTTGATGATGTCAAATCCTTCCACAATTCATACCATGTTTCTTTATTAGCGATTCGGTGAACATAATCTTTTATGGGTTCATCCTGTTTCCAAGCACGCGTCTTATACCCTTCAGTAGTTATAATCTCTTTACACGTATACCCTCGGTAACGTTTTGTATCATTTTTATGAAGAGAATCAAAAATTGCCATTATACACTTTTGGAATACGTTAAGTTCTTCAAAGTCTGGCATGGAACATCTAAATAGCGATGGATTTGTTGTAACTTCTAATGGAACTTGTGTTGGGTTATTTTTACGGTCGTAAATACGATTAGTACTAAGAACAATATTCCACGAATCACAAAGCTGATCGGTGAGTCTTCTGATTCTAAACCCTATATCTAAATCATCATCGCTTCCCATATCACTTGAAAGTATATCGAGTATTTTTGCACGGTTAAAATATTTACTGTTTCGATCTAACAAATGTCTATATACTTTTTCCTTAACTCTCATATCTACATATTTAGGCCTATTCGTTATAATATCTAATTCTTCAGGTGAAAAGAATATTTTATACGAGAGTTCCACCGGATTCAAATTAACAAGCTCTGTATTATTTCTATCTGGTAGTAATCCAACATTCTTCTCTTCATACTTTATTGCCCTTAGTAATTCTTCTGGATTAAGATCGTCAGTGCGATTTGCCATGTCATGATAAAAGGCGTCTTCGCGGTCTGCATCCGGAGTAATGAATAAGGTGTTTGGATCCATTTCTTGTATTATAATTAATACACGCTAATTTTTTATACTCTTTTTTGGAGTTGAGCTAACATTTTTATCATTATCTTGTTCTGAACTTCAAGTTGTCTCGATATGTTTACCAGGGCTGAGCATACAGTTTCACCTTCCTCGTTTGTTAGTACGGAACCTAAAAGAGCACCCATATTATCCAGACCAAAAGTTTCATCTTCCATATACTCGTCATCAAAATCATCATTTTCTAATTCATCGATATCTGGGAGTTCGCCTCCTACTGTAGTTAGTTCATCTTCTTCAATATTCGATCCAGTTTCCGATTCGGATCCAGATTCAATTTCGATATATTCTTCATCTACGGATTCAAGTTTTGGTACATCGTCGTCTGACATTTATATGTATCAGGAAAAATCAAACCGTGTTTTTTCGCGAAATCGTCCAAAATAAAAATCTCATGTTATAGTACAAAACAAACAAAATGGCCGGTGGTCTCATGCAATTAGTCGCCTACGGCGCCCAAGATGTCTACTTGACTGGTAACCCAAAAGTCACTTTCTTCCAGGCGGTTTACAAACGCCACACAAACTTTGCGATGGAAAACATCGAACAAACTGTTAACGGTACGGCCGCTGCGTCGGGTCGCGTTTCCGTCACTGTCGCCAGAAACGGTGATTTGGTCGGCGACATGTACATTGAATTGTCTACTGCGTCCACTGCGAGACAAACTCAATCCATCCTTAACGATGCTTCGGGTAACAACTTCGATACTAACTGGATCGCGGAACGTGCGATCAAGTCCGCTGAATTGTCCATCGGTGGTCAAAGAATCGACAAACACTACCAAAGATGGTGGAGATTGTACTCTGAATTGTACTTGTCCGATGCGGCCAAGACTAACTGGGGTAAGATGACAACTGCCCCAGTCCCAGGCACCGGCGGTAAGCAAGTCTTCTTGCCACTCGTCTTCTTCTTCAACAGAAACCCAGGATTGGCCTTGCCATTGATTGCCTTGCAATACCACGAAGTCAGAATTGACTTTGACTTGACCTCAAATTTTGACAAGTACTTGTCCACGTCCACGTTCAAGGTCTGGGCTAACTACATCTACCTCGACACTGAAGAGCGCAGACGATTCGCGCAAAAGGGTCACGAATACTTGATCGAACAAGTCCAACACACTGGTACCGATACGGTTACCGCGGGTGCGACCAAGCAAGTCAGATTGTCCTACAACCACCCAGTTAAGGAATTGGTGTGGTGCGTTGCCGAAGGTGATTCCGAAGGTGCGCAAACTATGTGGAACTTGTCCAAAAACGATGGTATGGCTGAAGTGTACGTTGATTGCGATTCTGCCAACGTTGTTGTCCAAGCTGGACAATATGGTCAGCCACTCTTTGAATCCGCTGCTGGTGCGGCTTCGTTTTTTGAAGATGATGCTGGTAACGTGGAAACGTTCAAATTGGTTCTCAATGGTCAAGACAGATTCAAGGAACAATCCGGTAAGTACTTTAACCAAGTGCAACCATACCAACATCACTCTGGTTCGCCATACGCGGGCGTTTACTCGTACTCGTTTGCGCTTAAGCCAGAAGAGCATCAACCAACTGGTACTTGCAACTTCTCCAGAATTGACAACGCGCAAGTCGCCGTCAAGTGTAGCAGCGGTGGTGCGGCCTCCAAGAACCTCGACATGTTCGCGGTTAACTACAACGTTCTCCGTGTGCAATCCGGTATGGGCGGTCTCGCGTTCTCCAACTAAACGTCTAATAAGCGTTTAAAAATTTAAAAAATAAATAAAATTTACAATTTAAAAATTCAAATTTAGACCAAATTTT